TCACTCAAAACGCCCAAGGCGCAGGCGGCAATCACGAACGCACCCACTGGCAAGGTGGACAGGAGCACGCCGGGGGTGACGCGGCACACGATGGGGGATGACTGAGCATGACCGAACCCCGCGAACCAACCCCCAGGCAGTGGAATCGCCGCGCCCTGGAGCAAAAGACATGATGAAAGAAACAGAAATCCTCTACCGGAAAGAGGGCCGTCGATACATCCCGACATACAGCCTCGCGGCCTGGAACTACGACGGCGACATGATGCCCGTGGGCAGCTTCCGCCTTGTGCACGCATACAGCGACGGCGGGCGCCGGTATGCCTACGACGTCACCCCCGACACCGCTGCATGGGTGGCCGCTGCCACGCTGGCAGTGCACGCCATGACAGAGGCCATCCACAAAGCCAACCAACACACGATTGCCAGCGGTACGCCGTGGACAAAGAAGCAGCAAGCCGCCATCGCGCAAGCGAATGCCATTCTGGAAGCCGCTGGCATCTGGAGCAGGCGCGGATGGACGACAGCAGCGGCGCACGACGTTGCCAAAGCTGGCATTGATGCGGTCAGGCAATGGGCGAACCAACCAAAGGACACGAAATGACGACACAACAACCCGAGGCGCTGCGCCTAGCGGAACTTCTTGAACTTGCGCCAGAAGACGGAATTGAGCCACAGACCGCCGAGGACGCGGCAGCAGGGCTACGCCGACTGCACTCCGAGAACGAGACGCTCCAGGCCGGTTACGCCGCAGCGCGGCTGGAGATTGAGTCGCTGCAAGCAAGGATCAAGACTATGGCCGAAGAACACGCGGACGAGCTGATGGTGGCGCACCTAGACGGGAGAATGTGTGGGCACAGCACGGAGCCTGCGGGAGCACAGCAGCCCGCCCCACCTACAGCACAAGCGGAAGGGTGGACAAAGCTGCCCGGCACGCTGCCAAAACCGGGCACCCCCGTGCTGCTGGACATTGGCAAGGAGTTCCCGATTCGCGCGATGTGGGCGGCAAAGTTCACGCTGCCGGTCAGCTTGGAAGATGACTCCGGGTTTGGCGAGCACGATGAGCGCACCGACGAGTGGTACTGCCCCGAGGGTTGGTACGAGTGGAACGAACACGAAGAAATCCACTGGCGCGTTACCGAAACGCCGCGCGCATGGGCTCCGCTCCCACCCACCACTTCCGCTGGTAGCGGAAATGGGGAGTGAGTCGTGAAGCGCAAAGAAATCGACCTCATCAAGGCCGGCCAGCCTTGACCTTAGCAAAGCACTTGTGGAGATACGCAGATGACCGACAAACAACACCCTGCCCAGTTTGACTGGGCCACCGAACTTTCGGACGCGCAGGGGCGCGTCACCTTGTCGGCCCAAGAAGCCAAGGAAATAGGCGCACGGCTGCGCAGCATGGGCGAGAAGCTCAAGGCCTACGAAGACATGGCAACCGCAGCCGCCGATGGCTACCGCAGCGCCGCCGCCGAAGTGGCAAAGCTCAAAGGCCAGCGCATGGTGCTGTGTTCGCTGCTGGTCCAGCGCCTGCCGATCATTGACGCGATGCTTCAACTTCCCGGCGATGACGCAAGCGATGCGCAGCTGTATGGGCTGATTTCACGCATCAAGGCCGCACAGGCTGCGGTGGCAGAGGAAGCGCCCACCCCACCCGCCCAGGCGACAGACAGCGTGCAAGACCTGCAGCCGGTGCATGACGCTGTGACGATTGATCTACTCAATGAGCGCGTGGCGTACCTTGAGCGAAAGCTGCAAGAGGCAGACAGCGTGCTGGAGGATGCGGCGCGGCTGGAAGCCCTGCACGCCGCAGTGACGGCCATCTATCTTGATGACGGTAGCGATTTCAAATCAGCACTTGGTGCCGTCGTCCGACACCTCGACCCAAAGATGGCGGGCGATCTGCTTGCATGGCCCAAGCGCGCATTTGACATTTCACGGGCTCGATTGGACGCAGCCCGCAAGCAAGGAGCAAACCATGACTGAGCCGACAGATGATGAGCTGGATGCGGTGATTGCGGGATACCGAACACGTATCTACCCACAGGACATGCAACCGCGTTTTGAGCGAGCAATCATGCGTGCTGCCCTCGCCAAGTGGGGAACGCCGCCAGCAGTGGCGGAAAAGCCGGTGGCGTGGGAATACCGCTGGAAAGACACCAGTCTATTCAGCGCCACCAGTGGTCAATGGACCGCATGGAGGCGCGTGGAAGCTCGCAGTCGTCTTTCAACAGTCGAAGATGCTGTGCGGGAGTTTCAGCAGTACATCGCAGACGGCCGGCACTATGAACTGCGACCGCTCTACACCACCCCGCAGCCTACCCAGGCGCAGGCCGGGGCGGTGCCTCTGGATGAGGCCCGCCGCCTGTTTGATGCCGGGTGGAAGGCCGCAGCCCTGTTCTGTGACCGCGAAGACGTTGTGGCAGACGGGATCATCGGATTCGGTGCATGCCCACAGTTTGAGGCCGCATTCTCTGCTGCCAACGGCATCAAAGGAGGCCAGCATGGCGCTGAGTGACCAAATCGAAGAGCTGGCAAAGAAGCACGGCGCCACCAGTTACCGCAACCGCGCAGACACGCAGAACCCGGCCTTCGGGTTTTCTGCGGCGGGGCTGGAAAGCCTGTTGGCCGAAGTGCGCAGGCAGGATGAGGCACTGATCCTGCAACTGGTGGAAGCGCTGGAGGGCTACCGGCGCAACCACAACGACACACAGCCATGCGATGCAGAGCGAGCGGGCCGTGCGTGGCTGGAGGCAAAGAAATGAACATGAGCTACTGCCGCTTTCAGAACACCGTGACAGACCTCGCGGATTGCATGGATGCGCTGCAAGAAATCGACTACGACCTGACCAAGCTGTCAGCCGATGAAGAAAAAGCGGCGCGGCGCTTGATCGAGATTTGCAAAGTGATTGGGGGTCAAGATGACAACCGATGAAATCATTGCGATGGCGCGCGAGGCTGATCCATTCGGAGAGGATGGTCGGCTGTTCGCCATGGCCTCCGTGGCGCCGGTGACGTCAAGCCTTTGAAACCAAAGACTTGCAAGCGCCGTGCGGGATTGGCGCGGGATGCTATTTGGCTGGCGTGGCCTGATTATCGTTTGTCGGCCACGCATCCATCAATGTCTGGACATCGCTGGCGTGGCCTGTAGCCGAGATCGCCAGCTCTGAATATCGCGCTGCGCACTCTCCAAATACGACTGTTGCGGCAGCGGCGTACTGATCGACGGCCTCGCGGGAAGCGTTGCGGATTCGGTTGGGCACGTCGGCAAGGTCGCCCCGCAGCCAGTCAAGCTCAGCGCGAAGGCTGTCAGCATCGCGCTTGTTTTGAGCCGCGCGCGCTTCGGCTTTTCTGATGGCTGCATCTGCGTTCTCCCGGTAGTGCTCTGTGAGTTTCAGTGCGTTGCGTGCGGACGACAGCGCCGCATCGGTGTGTTGCCGCTTGATCGTGGCGATCTGTTCGCCGTAGCGCCAGGCTTGCACTTGCCAGCCAGCGCCAAAGGCCAGGGCTCCGGCCACCAATGCGGCGGCGGCGTGGGTGTAGAGCGCCATCATTCCCACAACCTCCACCAGTTGAGCCACATTGCTACGATGATCGGATTCACGGCAGGCCCCTTTCGCACAGCTCACGCTCCGCTGCCCTGCGCTTGACCAGCCCTGGCAGCTCGCGCCCACCGGCACGCGTCCAGCGGCTCAGTTCCGCGCAGGCCCCGGCCATGTCGCCTGCATTGGCCTTGCGGGCAAGGGTGGAGTCACAGAATGCCCTGTTCCCCACGTTGAAAGCAAAGCTCACGAACGCGGCTTTTTGACCATCCGTCAGCGGGTGTTTGATGCAGTCCAGCGCCTGGGCGTGTTTGAGCATGTCTTGGTCGAGCATGGCTTGGCACTCCGCAGCGGTGAAGCGCTTGCCGGGTGTCATGGTCTGGTCGTCGTGCCCGTAGCAGGCAGCCAGACGGCCTATCGGGTCGCGGTGAACCCAGGGCACGTAGCCCTCGTAGAGCATGACCAGCGGTATCGCAAGCGCTGTAGCCCCGGCGCCGATTTTTGCGACGAGCTTTGCGCGGCTCACTGGAACACCTGCTCAAGGATGCGCGGAACGATGAACGATGCCAGCAGGGCCAGAGCGCCCCACACGCCAGCCGTGACCCATTTGCTTGTCTGGGCTTGCATGGGCTCTGCCTTTTCCAGCTCGGACACGCGGATCGATAGACGCTCGTTGCTGTCTGCGATGAGCTGGCGCACTTCCTTGTCTTGATCGCGGCACTGCGCCTCGTGCTGTCGCTGGCGCTCTTCGACGCGCTCCAGGGCTTTGAAGGCGCGTTCTTGCGCGAGGATGGTTTGCGTTTGCCGCTCCTCGACAATGGCAAGTTTTGTCAGTGCATCTGCCATTTTGGCGATGCCGTGCTTCATCTCGCTCATGTCGCTGCACAGCCCCTCGACTCGCTCTGCTAAGACATCAATCACGCCGTCGTCATTTCTTGTGTAATTCATGCCGCCCCCTTCCACCGCACCAGACTGAAGCTGATGTTGACCACCATTGCAGGGCGGCCCCAGATGCGGGCGTGGTTGAGCTTGTGGCCGTAGTGCACACGCAGGCATAGCGGGCCGAGGCGCCGGATGATGTAGAGCTGGTACAGCGGGCCATTGCGACGCACACACCAGCCTTCTTTTGTTTT